TGCTACTCCTACAGTAGAAGCTGCTCGCCCAGTAATTACAGCACCACTAATTCAAACACGTGTGCGTACACCTATCGATTCGATGGCAAAGTACACAGAGCACAAGATTAAAGCTGCACTAGGATCAGATGAATCAAGACTGTACATCGCTGCAGCTGATGATTCATTCTCAACTAACCCAGCATTTAACCCAACACAATACCTAACCGAGTTTGTAACTAACACTCGCTTTGGTACTCCAGCAATCGATGCCTGTTCACAAGGCACATTACCTGCTAGTGGTATGACAATCTCTGTACCATCTTTGGTAACTTCAGCCGCAGGTGGCAACGGTGTTGCACCAGTAGTAACTGTTGAAGCAGAAGCTGGCGCAGTACAAAACACTGGAATGGTTACTGAATACCTAACAGGTACAGTACAAAAGTATTCAGGTATGAACACACTTTCAGTAGAATTACTAGAGCGTTCAGATCCTAATTTCTATGCAGAGTTAACTACTCAGCTACAGAATGCTTATTTAACAACTATTGATACAGCAGTATTGAATGGTTTAATTGCAGCAGGCACTTATGGTTCAGCCACAACAGCCGATAGCGATGGAATCATCTCTTACACAGCAGAAGCAGCAGCAGCTGTTTACAAAAACACTGGCTATTTCGCACAGAATTACATCGGTAACGCAGCGCAATGGCAGTTGCTAATGGGTGCAGTTGATTCAACTAAGCGTCCTATTTACAACGCAATTCAACCAATGAACGCAGCAGGACAAGTTAACCCACGCTCAATCCGTGGAAATGTACTTGGCTTGGATTTATACGTAGACAAGAATTTCTCAGTAACCACTGTTGATGATCTGTCTGCAATTATCCTTGCACCAGAAGCATTTACTGTTTACCGTTCACCACAAGCGTTTATGTCAGTAAACGTAGTATCTAACCTACAAGTACAGGTTGCGATCTACGGATTTATGGCAACAATCGCTAAAATGCCTTACGGAATTATCAAGTACGCAAAGGCCTAATAACACAGTCAGTAATCCCTGGGGTTTAGTAGCCCTAGCCCCAGGGAGCTTTATTTAAAGGAGTAGAGATGGCAGCCACATTTGTAACCAAAGCCGAGTTACGTGCTAACTTAGGTATTGGCTCTCTCTACAGTGATGCAACCGTTGAAGAAGTTTGCCAAACAGCAGAAGATTTATTAAAGCAATATCTTTGGTATAACGATGCGCCCATAGTGGCAGCAGGACTACAAGACAATGTAGCAACTTTAGTATTAGCAAACCCAGGTATATTTGTAAAAGGTCAAACAGTGGCCGTTGATGGTTGTGGTGCAATTTATGGTGGTAACCACGTTATCACTGGCACCATACCTGGCATTACAATTCCAGTTAGCATTAGCACAGCATTCTGGTCATTCTTTAATAACTACTCATTCCCTAACGGTTATTCATTTATGCAGTTTGCAAAGGTACACGCAGACGATCCATTCCATCGCATTATTCCAAGTGGCACAGCTATTGGGCCAGACACTAAAGATGTCGATTATGCGCAAACCCCTGCCATTCGGGAAGCGGCGATGATAGTTGCCGTAGACATCTGGCAAGCACGCCAGGTAAGTCAAACAGGCGGGGTAGGTATGGATGGGATCAGTGCCAGCCCTTATCGGATGGGTTATCAGCTGATTAACCGAGTGCGTGGTCTCATCCAGCCTTATTCAGCACCAGCATCTTTGGTTGGCTAATGACAGCTGCAATTACCACACTAAGAGGCACACTAGCGAATGATTTAGCAAACGCTGGCGTATGGTCTACCTTTGCATTTCCACCTGCAACTTTGCTCGCCAATTCAGTGGTAATCACACCATCCGATCCTTACATAACACCAAGCAACAATGATCAAACAGGCTTAGCACCTTTAGCCAACTTTAAAGTTTTAATAACCGCCCCTGCATTTGACAATCAGGGCAACCTTGCAGGTATGGAAGATTTTATTGTGGCAGTAGTAAACAAACTAGCAGCATCATCATTGGTGCTCAACATATCAAGTGTCTCCGCTCCAGCTATTACAAACGCAGCTAGTGGAGATTTATTAACATCAGAAATAACAGTATCAATCCTAACGAGCTGGAGTTAAAATGAGCACACACGAAGAGGACTTAGCCTTCTTAAAAAAGATAGGCCAAATTAAAGACGCACCAAAACCAACTACACAAACAAAGAAAGACGAGGAATAACCGTGGCAATTTATTTAAATAATAACGTAGGTGTGAAGTTGGCAACCGCTGCTGCACCTACAACACCATCAATCGATATTAGCGCATACGTAACCAACGCTGTATTAACACAGGTTGTAGATGAGTTAGAAGTAACAGCTATGGGCGACACATCACACAAGTTTGCCGCTGGCCTACAATCAGCAACTTTTACTTTAGACTTTATCAATGACTGGGCAGCTAGCCAAGTAATGCAGACCCTAAACGATGCGTTTGGCAAGACCCTTTCCGTATCAATGATTACAGTTAAAGGCACAGCAGTGTCAGCAGCCAACCCAACTTACCAATTCTCAATCTTGGTAAATAACCTAACACCAGTGGGTCAAGGCGGCGTGTCTGAGATCGCTACTTCTTCTGTAACCTTTACAGTAAACTCCGCAGTAACAGTATCGCCATCAGTGGCGTTCTAATTAAGGAGTAATAATGGCAAAGCTAAAGATAACAAGGGCTAATGGCGAGGTAACCGAGCACAAGATCACGCCAGGTGTCGAGTACGCTTTCGAATTAAAATATGGTTCAGGTATTAGCAAAGTCCTACGTGAGCACGAAAGGCAAACCGAGATATTCTGGTTGGCTTATGAATGTTTGCGTAGGGCTGGCATATCGATACCAGTATGGGGAACTGAGTTTATTGATACCTTAGAGACCGTTGAGGTATTAGACGAAGAAAAAAAATAACGCAGCGTGATTCAACCCTTTACACGATAGCAGCACTAAGTGTCGAGACAGGAATTGCGCCTAAAGATTTTATAGATATGGATACAGAAATGTATGCGGCAATCATACAGGTTCTGACAGATAGAGCTAAGGAGATCAAACGTGCCAGTCGAAGTCGTAGGCGTTAAAGATGTCCTTAACGGTTTAAGTTTCTTTGACGAGGATTTACGTTTGCGTGTTGCTAGGGCAATAGATCCACTAATGCGGCAAGTTGCAGAAAAGGCAAAGGGATTTGTGCCTAATAATGGTCAAGTCCTATCTGGTTGGGCAAAACCAATATCTTCTGAAACTAATTACAAACCATTCCCTAAATATGATGCTGGTGCCGTAAGGGCAGGTATTGGATATAATCCTGGCAAAAACACAGCCAATAAATATGGCTGGCAAGTGAGCCAATATGTTTACAACGTAAGTAGACCAGGATCTATATATGAAACTGCTGGCCGATTAAATCCACAAGGTAGGGCACCGTTTGAGATGACACCATCCAGAGGTGCAAGTGGGCAATACACAAAGAGATCAGCAAAGAGCCGAGCATTCGAAGAATACAAATCCAATAACCCATTTGCTAGCCAACAATTTATAGCTGCATTAGAGCCAGTTACTAAACCAAAGCGAGTACCTGGTACTCGTGGTGTTACAGGTCGAAAGATGCAAGGTCGCTTGATTTACAAGGCTTGGGCGCAAGATAGCATCAAGGTTTATGAAGCAATACTTAAAGCTATTGATGGATCTACCGTAGAGTTTAAGCGTAGGACAACAATTAAGAAGGCAGCATAATGGCCAATATTTATGTAGCAGCGCAATCGACTTGGAATGGTAAAGCCTTAAAGAAGGCTAAAAAAGATATAACCGTATTTGACCAACAAGTCAAAACATTAGGCAAAACATTTGCTGGTGTCTTTGGCGCAAGGGCGTTATTTAATTATGGCAAGAACGCAGTTAAAGCATTTGCAGCTGATGAAGCAGCAGCCAAAGCATTAGAATTACAGTTAAAAAATACTGGCAATCAATTCTCAGCACCCGCTGTAGAAATGTATATAGCCAACCTGCAAAAAACTACAGGCGTTATTGATGACCAATTAAGACCAGCATTTCAACAATTACTAACCGTAACTAAATCTGTTGAACTTAGCCAAGCAGCTTTAGATACAGCGTTAAACGTAAGCGCAGCCACAGGCAAATCAGTTGTCGAAGTTACAGCAGCATTAAGCAAAGGCTATGCGGGCAACACCACAGCATTAACTAGATTAGGCGCAGGATTAGATAAGGCCACTCTAAAGGGTGGCGATATGAATAAGATATTAGATGATCTTAACAAGAAGTTTGCAGGTCAAGCACAGGCAAGACTAGGTACATACGCTGGCAAACTAGATTTAATAAATGTAGCAGCTGCCAATGCTAAGGAAACCATAGGCAAGGGCTTGCTAGATGCTTTAACAATCATTAGTAAAGATAAGAGTATATCTAATCTAACAGGCGACTTTGAAAAACTATCTGCTGGTATAGCAGGTACTATCGTGGATCTGGCAAACTTAATTGCTAAACTACAAGAAATCCCAGGGCTTAGTTTCGTCTTTGATGTTAAAAATATACCTGTAATTGGTGCTTATCTAGATTATTTGATGGGCAGAGGTGGTCAGGCACAGACCTTTACAGGCACACCATTTGGCCAGGCAGGATCATCTTCAGAAGCAGCCAGACTTGCTGAACAAAAACGCATAAAGGATGCTGCCAAGTTACGTGCTACAGAAAATGCGTTAATTAAAGAAAAAAACGCATTAGAAGATTTGAAGAAGAAATACGATGTAGAGCGCATTAACTTAATGGCAGCTCTCAACAATGCTACTGATGAGGAAACCAGGGTAAGACTTGCTGAGAAATTGGCCATATTAGACGGTAACGCTGCACTTGCTAAGAAGTATCTGGCAGATTCCTATGCTGCCGATGCAACAGTAATGCTGGCTGAATCAATGAATAAAGCATCCGCTGCCGCTTTGTATTTTTCTGACTGGGCAACATATAGAGCTGGTGAACGTGGAAGCGTATCTAATGGTGGCTCAGGTGGTATGTCTACAGCATTTAGCACAGGCGTTACTTATCCAACCCTTAATACACAAAACACCGACTGGATGAATTATAGAGCTGGTGAGCGTGGCGATGTAACTGTTAATGTCAGTGCTGAAGGCTCTATATTGACAGATCAAGATTTACAGACACTTATTCAAAACTCTATATTAAGTTTAACTAAGCAAGGCCGAGGATTAACACCTGCTGGCGGTTTATCTGGCGGTACATAATGGCTGTACCTACAATCAATGCGATTATTAACTTCTCAACTGGCCCTGCTACAGCTCAGGCTATGCAGCTTGATATTGGCTTACTAGGCACAAACGTATTAGCAGATTCTGTTGCAGTTATTGTTGATGTATCAGATCGTGTTAGTTATGTGCAAACCTTTGTAGGCCGTAACCCGCTAGTAGATCAATTTCAAACAGGCACGCTAACCCTACGCATAGTAGATCAAAACGGAGATTTTAACCCGACCAATCCTTTATCACCTTACTATGGATTATTAACGCCTATGAAGAAGGTGCAGATAACTGCTAACTACAATAATGTTACTTATCCTTTATTCTCAGGATTTATTACAAGCTACGTAAACACACAGCCAAAGGATGCAACAGAGGTTGCCTATACGACTATCCAGGCTGTAGATGCTATGCGCTTGGCTCAGAATGCTCAGATTTCTACAGTTACAGGTGCTAGTGCTGGTGATTTATCAGGCACACGCATTAATGAGATATTAGATCAAATTGCTTGGCCAGCTACAATGCGAAATATTGATCCAGGTCAAACTACACTACAGGCAGATCCAGGCACAGCACGTACTTCTCTAGGCGCGATGCAGACTGTTGCTAATTCTGAGTATGGCGCAATCTATGTAGACTTTAGCGGATCGTTTACTTTTAAAGACCGTGAAACAGCCACAGCATCTATTGGTGGCACACCGACAGTGTTTGCCGATGATGGTACTGGCATTAAGTATGCTAACGCTGTATGGAAGCTAGATGATACTTTGATCTTCAACTCTGCAACAATTACTAGAGCAGGTGGCACACCGCAAACAGCCATCAATCAACCCTCTATAGATAAATACTTTATCCATTCATACAATCTTGGCGACCTATTAATGCAGACTGATGCGGTAGCCCTAGATTATGCCAGGGCCTATGTGGCTAGCCGTGCTGAGACCACCATCCGATGCGATGCTATTGAGCTTGACTTATATACCCCTGACTATAACTCAGGCATCATAGCCGCTTTAAACCTAGACTTCTTTGATCCAATCACGGTTATTACTACCCAGCCTGGTGGCTCAAAGCTGGAGAAAACCCTGCAAATCTTTGGCGTGGCAAACATAATTACACCTAATAGCTTTAGAGTGGTGTTTACAACGCTAGAACCTGTCATAGATGGGTTT